ACGCCCTTCCGGGCTGGTCGTTGGACTTTGCTAAAAGAACAAAACCTTTGTGATGAGTCTGCCAACCTTTTAATACAGCAAGTAACAGGTTGTGAGATAAATTATGTTCCCGACAAAACTCTCTAAGGCCTCTAAATTTTTCTTCATGGCCGTCTGGAAATCTAACCAAATACTCTACAGATGTTGGGTTATTTTTTCCAGTTGGTACATATTCCTTCGGACTTCTCACGTTTGGATTATTCCAGCGTGAAGCCACAATTTTATCGTACCAAGTAATCTTACGGCCAGTTAACGCTTTGCTGATCTTAGCCTTAGTTTCGTCAGATACAATATCTCCGCCACAAGTCATGTTATAGCCATTCTCGAAAGTATCATAGAATTCTATGAAGGCTTTCTCAAACAGTGGTAAGTCAGACCTATCAAGTACAGAACAAAGCAATATAACAGAAAAGCTTTTAATTCCATACTTTCTCATAGCCTGATATAACTTGTGATCTCTATCACCACGACGATAACGGCTTATATGTTCATACAAACGGTGACGAGGATTATCCTGCGTAGTCACGCCGATATATGCCTTATCATTAACTTCGTTATAGATCATATATACCGTATTCATTTTATTCTTCCAGCCTTAGCTGCTGATTGCCCTCAGCATTATCTGGTAGGGTGTCCCAGCAATTCAGCGCATTATCTTATCACAGTTACCTGTGCAAGGCCCCAGTGTTATTTAAGGCATTGATACCAGGCCACATGGCTTTTGGATTTGAACCTGTAGTGATTAAAGCCATGGTTAAACCCCCAAGGCGCCGAAGTAAGCAGTATTGCTATAGTTCGGCAGCAGTCTATGCATTGAAATGAGAACCCGCCATCTTGCATTGACAACACTGATATCATTGTCCTCACTGGGAACAGCACCCAGGATAAGAAGCGGATATGTCGCATTTGCTGCGGGAGTTACACTAACGCCAGAATCGAGTTCCAGGCCAGACAAGCCAGTCGCCGTATCGCCACTATGAGTATCAATCAGACACCCGTTGACGCCGACAGCTGTAGCAGCAATAACCGCACTGCTACAAGCCTGAATCTCGTAGATAACAAACGGGTCAGTTATGCAATAGCAATAACGAGCCGTGTCATCTTTCCGATACAGCAACGACAGATCATCCTGATCAGGATCGAAGCCAACAATGACTCCGAAGATCGGATAAGTCGCCCCCACCGTCACAGGCGTGACAGTAGGATATCTCCCAGTAGCATCAGCGGAACCAGCCAGGTCTACCGCATCCCCGATAAACATTGCACGGGTACTGTCAGTAGACGGGATATAGCACTTTTGTACCTTTGCAGACCAATTGAGACCAAGAAGATGGTCAACTGGTTTAAGGCCAAAGCGCCGGTCCACGTTTGCCATTCTTTTTATACTCCCAGACGACTAACGATGCCGTCCTTTCTGTTCAATTTTAATGCCAGTGCTTGGAATATACCGACCATCCTTGCCTGGCTTGCCACTACCATCAGTGTCAGCGCCCTGCCGGAGGCCAGATTCCAAGTCATCCACTTGTTCCATTTTGGCAGCTTGATCTTCGTTGTACAACTCTATCGGAAGTTCCATCAGGTAGCCTTTCATTGGCTGGCCGTCTTTATGGCTGCCAACCACCTGACTCACACGACTGTCGACGCCCTCTCTTGTCGTGGCTTTCAGCGTGCCAGGATTCTTCTCATCGAGTGCATCCTGTGAAACGTACGACCAGCCACCCCTCTCAAATTTATCCAGCCGGCCCTGGCGATCACATACTACACGCCTTGCGTAGCCTTCTCTCGCTGGATAATCGAGATTACGGCTCGGGATGCCAGGAGCCACTCGGATTTTCCGAAGGCGCTCGACTTCCAACTGCCGTTGGCTTTTCTTGCTTTCCTCTTTCTTTCCACCTGTTTCATCTATCTGTATACTGTTACTCATGATCATCTCCCTCTATCTTTGCCTACCACTTGTAGCTTTTTAAATAATCTTCCCTGGTGAAGTTCTCGCCCAGTGTGCCGGTGCCTTTGCCATTTTTTCCTGACCACTTATCGCACTGTGCTTTGGCGTCCGGCGGCAGGTCATTGTATGAATGTTTATCACCGCCACTGGGACTACCACCAGTATCGCCTTCCACTGGGCTGCCCTTCGCACGAGCTGCATTACCAAAGTATGCTGGAAACTTCTTTTTTACCAGCTTCGTCAGCTCCTTTAGATGCTCTGACCTCGGCTTTTTAAAGCCATTTTTCGTCAGCAGAAATTTATCCATCTGTTGGGCATAGGCAAACATTTCTGGCTCTTCATTGTACCACGTCTGCGTTGACTGCCACTCATTCCAGGCGCCAGGTTCAGCATTCATCCAGTCATGCCATTCTTTATCAGGTGCTGGTACTGTAGCTGCCGACGTTGCTGTTTTTGTGGGCTCTTTCCCAGCGGCAGCCGGATATTCCTTTATCAGGTCGTCCAACCGCTCAGTTGCCTCGGCAAAGGCTGGCAGATCACCATCATCTTTTGCCTTTACCTGTTGCATCTTTAGATCACGAACAGCCTTGTCGTAGGCCCGTTGTTCTGCACTTTTTGAGAACGCCACAAACTCCTGCAGATCACCCCGGAGGCCACCGATCTCTTCCGTCTGCTTTCTCAACAGGGTATCCTGGTCTGCCATCTTCCGTTCCATGACCTTTAACGTCCCTTTCAGATGTGGGAGACTGGTCTCAGCCATAGCCACGAATTTCTCGGCCGTAACAAAATTGTCTGGATTTCCCCGGAACTCCTCGATGGGCTTCCAGCCCATTTGTTTAGCCCTGTCTACAACTTCAGGCGAAATATTACTGTCTTCCACTTCAGCAGCCATTTCTATCTCCTTTCTATCTTTGTTTTTCTACAAATGATTCATGTTATATTTTAACATGGAACCTCATTCGGCCAATTTGCCAATTACATCCTTGTCATTAACTATTCTATATTCCCTACCATCAGGACCAGTATGTATCATCCCACTGGCAATCGCTACGTAAACACGGTCACCAGGTTCAGGAATATAACCACCCCAGTCTCTAAATGCATTATCTGATCTCATAATAAATGTAGCCTTGCACGTTTTCAACGCTTCTAGTCTCATTGCTTCCCGGGCCTTCACAATGCCGCCTGCTGTTATTTCATCCGGTGGATCAGGTAAAATGAGACACTTATACTCGCACAGCTCAGCAATACCGCAGTCCATCTCCTCCGACACTTCCTTCTTCTGTGCCAGTGGACCAATTCGTAGGCCTGGGATCGGGATTGTGTTACTCATATTCTATCTCCTCTCTTTCTTTTTGTTTTCTCTCTTCTGCTTCCCTATATTGTTCATTAATAGTTAGTTCTATATCTTCAAGTATAATCGTCAGTCCCTGCACCGTTCCAACAGCCAGCGCTGTCTCCTTCACTTCACTTCCCACTTTCTCCAGCGTCTCACCAAACGCCAATTGTTGTACGATGATAGAACGCTCGTCCATTAGAGCGTTGAAGATAGCAATGGTGGTAGGCATATTGCGCCATATCTGCCATTCTGCTGGACTGATTTGTATCTCTTTATCACTGTACATTATTCTGTCTCTGGCCTGCTTGAATCAGTAGGATCATTATAAGTTACCATTCCTGGTTGTGGCACAATTGGTTTTTTATCTAATCCCAATACATGTATAGGATTTGGCACAATAAACTTACCACCACCCTGTGGCACTACAACCTCTGGCCCCTCTTCTCCAACTACATACGGTTCCATCGCTGTTACAGGCCCACCCTTAGCTCTACCTGGAATCATTGTAGGACCGGGCCTGTTTGCTCCTGGGCCAGGCAACATTCCTGGTTCCAGCGTCGGCTCTGGGCCCTCTGGCGTTGTACCAGCACCAGCAAATTCATCAACAGCCCCTTTCACACCAGCCACCTTCGCCTCTATTTCCCGGGCCAGCGTGTCCATTTCCATCTTATAAAATTCCATGAAATCAGATCGGCCTTCACTTTCTGTCTTAGCCAGCTTCAACATGGTATCAGCTTTCACATTTCCAATATTACTCTCAATTTCCTGCAGTTCCAGTTTAAATTTAAACATATCCATCTGCAGGCGAATCTGTGCTTCCTGCGCCTGCTGCATCATCCTCTGGGCCTTTGCCTGTGCCAGTATCGCTTGTGGTGCCGGCGGAGGTGTCCAGGGCGTCGGCTCTTTTCCACTAATCTGGCCATCCGTAAGCAACAGTTCCTGCATATTCTCTGGCCGTACTGCCCGCACCAGTCGCCTCGTCACCTCTACTTCATTGAGGCCAGGCCTACCACTCACTTCTTTCAGGGCCTGACTTTTTAAAAGGCGCTGCATGTCACTAGACAATTCCGGGTCAGCAACTGGCATTACCTGTGTGTCGCCCATTTTATAATCACTCTGTTCTACATATTGTTCTGGGTGTCCACTTATGAAAAATGATACTCTAGGCTCGAGAAATCTGGCATTGAGATTGTAGAGCTTCTTGAATTCCTCTGTCAGAGAACGGTAAACACGTTTGTAGATGGCAGTAAAAACCTTCAAGCCCTGTTCAACAAGCGCCATCATCGTACCAACTGGCATATTCGCTGCCAGTTTACTATCGCCAGTTAATACGTCCTGGACACTCGTAATGTCCTGCCCAGCCTGTATGAGAAAGCCCAGGAGCTGGAATAGAACAGTAGATGGCTCACGCACTGGCAATGGTACAATGTTCTCTTTCAATGCACTGCCATGCGCATCTACCAGCTTCCACTCATTTGGCCGGAATGAGAATGTACCACCACGGAGGCGGACACCTCTGCCAATGAAACCGCCACTTGTGTTGTATAATGTCCCACTATCCAACAGCTGATTGAGGACAGTATTGGCACTGGCATTTATCGGTTCTAGTAACTGGCCAAAGCCAAGGAAGTTGATACTGCCATCTGGATTTGGTATAAAGCCATAGTGTGTAAAATAGTTATCTGGCGTTATTCTGCTAACCTTTCCCGGCCCACTCAGCTCAACATTATCAGCGATGAAACGAGCTACCACTCGTACAACACGACTAGTCTCTTTATGCACTGTTACGATATATGGTTCTTTATAGCCATCCCCATCGAGATCATGCCACATATGCTGTTCGAGAAATTCATGCGGAGCATCTGTATCATTATCAGTTGTGGGGGCTAGACCAAGATCTACCTCCTTCCATACGCCACTTCTGAATTTCTCCACCGCCTCATTATTGTAGATCCAGAGTCGATGGGTAATACGCCTGGCCTTCTTAATATCCCTCGACCGCCCCTTGCTAACAACACAGTCATCTGGTAATACCAGTTCAGAAATATTATGCCCATCTTGTGCACTAAAATAGCTTTTCTTGTAGCATTGCCCAACAACTGGCAGGACGTGGAGAAGGCAATCCATGTCTGCTTCCCAATCTTCCATCTCCTGTGTCAGCATCCAGTTCATATGTGTAGAAACTCTATCAGCTCGTTGTTGCCGTGGACTTCCCAGTGTCATTTGTTGCTGCATCTTCTGTTGCATCTGTGCCATCGCCATCAGCTGCTGCACTTGTTCTGGACTGGGTTGTCCTTGGCCCATTTGTCCTTGCATCTGTGGGCCGGCACTGGCTGGGCCAGAAGCAGGGGGGCCAGTGAGAAGTTGCGCTTGAGCGCCAGGTACTTGCTGTGGCATAGCAGATGGTGGCAGATCATCGCCAGTTACTTGGCATTTTACAATCTTTCCTGACTTACATATCTCAGGATACGCTCTGGCGGCGAACTGAATTGTAGCAACTGTAATGAGAGGATGCTTCACATTAGCTGCTCCAGGCCAGGGTGTGCTCTTCTTCTCCACTACCTGTTTCGCCAGTTTCAGTGCCCGTTCAGATTGTGCGTCCCATTCCCTTCTATTCTCTCGGTCAATATCATACGTCCGCACTACGTCCTGGGAGAGGAAGTTCAATTCCTGTTCCGTCAGATCGTCGGCTAGATTCTTGCTGTCAGGGGCTTGTAAGAGCCATTTTATGCTTCGTTTTTCTGCTTGCATTAATCGTCCTGGGTGGAACAAAAAATATGGCTCATGTAATTCAGCATTCCAATCCACCACAGTGTGCTAGTAATTCCAGAATAACGCCACATGAGTTGACCACTATTATTTTTACCCAGTAAAACAATTTCCTTAATAGAATTATTATCTAGCCACTCCTGTAAACACTCCTTAACTTCTTTCTGTGTTTTCTCTGGAGCAGTCTCTAGAATACGAATTTTATCTACATTCTCGTTCATGTTTTTCCTGGATGTTATTCATGTTATATTATAACATGGGTCCTACAAATCATCATTATCTATGTCGTAGAAGTTGCCGCCGTTGAAAACAATTATGATTCAGTACACGCCAACTGTCTAATTTAACAGAACAAAGCCACCGCAACCAATCTGGCAAATCTTCTCTGACACCAACCGGAACTGGCCACCCATTTAATCGTGGATCAGGTGGCAGTACTGTGATGTTCATTTTTTCTGTCAGCCCTCAATAACCAGTAATATAGTCCCGGCCACCTTCCTCAATATGACTACGCTGATTAAAGAAGCCGTCTACATCGTCATTATCAGGATACACATATGGGTCTATCATATTGCCAGTAGACATATAGAGTAACTCTGGCAGTCCGTGGCTTAGAGCGTCGCCATAATGACTATGCTTATCCTTTACTGGAATTCTACCAACAACATTGCCAGATGGAGATAGCCGATAATGCCAGCCACCTCTAAGAGATTGATGTAGTTCCTGTGTCTTTTTTCCATTTGATAATAGGATAAATGGATGATTTTTAGGCAGCATTTTCACAAAGCCACTTTTTATCGCCTCTTTTCTGACAGTCCAAGATGATGGACCAGGTATAAACTGAGTATGTAATTCCCGTTCAATAGTAGTAGCTGCTGATTGCTCGTAGTCTGACTGATCAGCAGTAGCCATAGACGGGTCGCCTATATCAACCCACTCTGGCACCATTCCATATCTTTCATTCATAGCTGGCTTTACAAACTCCCCAACCAACTGTTTTGTCCCCATGCCAGGGCCAGCCAGTGCTTCAAATATTTGTAGTTGTCCTCTTGGCGTGACCTGACATACAATGCAGGTAGGAAAATGCCAGCCATCCCAGAAACGATAGCCCACCACATTTGGATATGGATCTAGTTCTCTATCACTCCTATGAATGAGGGGATCATATTCAGGAACAACAGACTCACCTTGTATTACAAAGCCAGGCATACCGAGAACGAGACGCTGTAACAGCCCTTTATCATTGGCCAGGGCTGTCTCCATGTTGCTTCTATAATCAGTAGGCAAATAGGGATTTTCACCACGAGGAATCTGAAAAATACGACCAGTGCGTCTAACAGCATATCGCTGCCAACACCAGTGATCTTCATCCGGATAATTTGATGTTATCTGGACAGTACGCCAGTTGCAGGGATGCCGGAGAGATGTGATGCCAACTGTTACTACTCTTTCTTCTAGACCACCACCAATATCTTCTGCTGCTGCCGGCGATGGTTCTTCGAGCCATAGACCACCAAGTTGGAGAGATTGCAGGCGTGATAAATCACCAAGAGAATCAATGCCAAAGAAGTTTATTTCCCAAAAACCAGGAAAAAGAACTGTCTTGCCACCATCTTTTATCTGTAGAAGTGGACGAATTTTTTCGCAGAAGCTGCCAGGATGCGGGAATAATAGTGATTTAAGAGTAGTGCGTTTGAGATTTTCCCAGGTATCACGAATAACAGCCCAAGGTATCGGTCTTGTCTCTTCTGGCTGTTCTGCTGCGTGAAGTGTCAGACGACGAAAGCCAGCTTCTGTTTTTCCTTCCCCCCTAGGTCCAAACAGCGCTGCCTCCAATTCTCTAGACAGTATAAATTGCCGTTGAACTGGATTCGCATCTATCCAAGGATTTAGTGTAAGAGTACTCATGAGGCTAGTTCTACCTCTACAACATCACCATCACACTCTTGCCTGGGAGGTAATTCAATGCGAATAGCAGTGATATGAACGGGAGCTGGGTCTACCTGCTTGTTTAATTTCCCTACCATATCCAGCCAATCACCAATAGCCATAGTGCTCGCCGCTGCTCTTACCTCTGGCGCTGTTTTAGCATTGAGGAAAACGCCCCTGATTTTTTCTAGTTTTACTGATACAGGATCATTCTGCCATTCTTCATCTTCTGTTAATGGAACTGGGGGCCCAGTTTTTTCATTTTCTACTTTTACCAACGATGAAGAAGGAGGCAGTTCCGTTGCCTCATCCTCAAATAGATCAAGATAGCCAGCACAGTCAAGAGGCATCGTTATCTTCCTCTTCACAATTGCCATCAACATCAGAAAGAGAAATGCCGCCAGGCAAGGGGAAGTCAACAGAAGGAGACAAGAGGGGCTGGCATTGATACACTCTCTCTACATCTTTATGTTCGACTGTGAGCATTGCCAGGCCTCTTGGTTATTAATTACAAACTATTATACATACATTTTACATGTTTCAACCGACTTGTCAATAGGCTATGTATCAACTGATGCATTTAATCCGGTATTGAAGGATGGCAAAGATGGTGGTGAAAATATAATATAGAACCCGTGTTACAATATAACATGAATACCCGGCAGTAAAATCGCAGATAAAAATGGGGAGTTGTAGGCGTGTCGTATATAATAAAATTTTGGGACTCCGGTTTTCTCACCTGGGCCTATGGGGGGTCAGAGGTGGGTCCATTTTCACTCGTTTTTCTTTGTTTGTAGGAATGTATATACATTTCAGCGTTTATACATTGTTATGTATGCCTGGGCCGTTGTTTAGATGTTCGCCTGTATATACGTTTTATATGGTTGGGGGAGGTGGTGGCATGTTGGCACATTGGCGTGTCGCATATATAGATATATTTATCTATATAATGGGCATGAAATTATTTTTTAAAGGGCGCAAAAAATATATTGACAAATCAAAATGCATGTGTTATATTCATTGTATGAAAATAATCAAGGTTGCAATAACCAATTTAAACCGTGTGCCATACCTGCGTACTCCATGCCTATATACATGGAGAAGAAATGGGCAATGGCTTTATGTTGGTGCGTCCATGCATGGTACTAAACGTCTTAACCAGCATCATATAATAAACATAGCATCTTTTATTCCAGGTGATATAATAAATATATTCATTATGTCAATGCCAATAACCTGGGATGAATTACAAACGAAGGAATATTATTTAATTAAAAAACATAAGCCACTGTATAACAAAAATGTAAGAGTACCTATGCTTGAAAAAATACGGTTAATGGCTTTGGAGAAATTATGGATACAAAAGCACTCTGTTTAGGTTGCCAACGGGAATTTATAATTAATCGGCCATGGCAAAAATTCTGCTCGGCATATTGCCGTAATGCGTGGCATAATAAACGCCGAAGCACAAAACCCGTTATTATCATTGATGAATTACCGAATGAAAATAATTTGTCAAAACGTGAAAATAATGCTTGACAATGATTTAAATGCATGTTACCATACAATCAACAATCAGGTTTGACCGTTTGCCCCTGGCTGGCAAACGTAATTTTAATAAAAGAAAAAAGGGAGAAACAAAATGAGTCGCATTGATCAGGCTGACAAGGTTGTGGGTGATGGTAATGTTATCATCACGGCTGGCGCTTACAAGGACGCCGAGGAGAAAACCCGGTATAAGTTTGGTATCCGCCTCACGTTGCCGACTTTCACAGACGACCTCCGGGAGAAATTGTTCCAGGTCGGTCTCCATCGGGTTATGAGTGTAAAGGCCGCCGGGACTTTCAACAAGGCAAATGACTTCGGCACGCTGGCCGATGCAGAAGCCTTTGCCAGCCAGTTTTCCACGGTCGAGGGCTGGAATGAGGCCTTTGAGAAGGCCAGGCGGGAAGGCGGAGTTGCCAGGGTTGATTCCACTGAAAGTCTGGCCGTCAAGAAATTGGCTGTGGTTCTGAAGGCCAAGGTTGACGGGGGGAAGGACTTGGGTGACTACCCCAATGCCGGCCAGCCCCCGCTGACGGAAAAGGGGAAGGTCAATTTCATTGCCTGGGCGAAACAGGGCAAGGAAGCGCAGCACAAATGGTACGCCGTGGCATATAAGCTGGTCACGAACGACAAGGGTTTTGAATAGCCTTTAGGTTGTGGGGGGATGTTTTGGAGGAATATCCCCCCGATATCTAAATGCTTTTCACTGATTTTAAATAAAAAGACGGAGGTGCTGTATGAATACTGAAAAGAGAGTGGTTGTGTTTAACGGAGAGGAGTATCTGGAAGAAGGGAAGTTCGAGGCAATCGTGATAGTGCCCCATCAAGGGTGCCCATACCTTCAGTTCTGCCTTGTTTGGAGAGATGAGGTTGGGTACATCATTTATGATGGACATCGAGACTGGGAGAGGGAGCATTGGGGTGATGAGCTCGACAACTGGTGGTATTTGACCAGTTGGCAAAGTTTACGTCACCCTGCTCCCCGGTTTGCCGAGGAACAGGAAGGTTGGCGGTTTGAGGAGTGGCGTTAGTTGCCACTCTTAATTAGGCAAGAGAGATGAAACATGAATGATTTATAGCAAATAAACAAATTAACCGGAAGGAGAATAACGCCATGACCTTATCGAATGAAGAATTGATCCAACAATGGCAGGCGGGTGAAAAGCGGCAACGGGAGCTGTGGCTTGAAATTCTCGCTCGTAAACTATACTTTCAAGCCCAGGGCATTGATTGTGAGAGGCGAGACAATGCCTGGAGAAATCCACCCAGCGCAACAAAAGAAAGTCAAATGGCATTTTTCTCTGGTGTCATTGGTAGGCCAAGGGGAACGGCCAGTGGATTCTATCACAAAAAACAATATCATACACTGACAGAGAAAGAACTGGCGGACTTTGAATAACATCTCTCACCTGACGAGCCGATAACGGCGAAACTTCCCGGAAACGGGAAGTCGTGAGATGAATTAAATAAAATAATGGAGGTTTATTGGCATGATTATCGTTGAAAAAATTGGCAATGTAAAAAACCTGGAAGTTGTATATTCTGGGAGCGGCGATCCAGCGGACCAGCACACTGTAATAGGTATTAAATATCAGTCTGACGATGGGCAATGGCGGGCGGTGCAATTTACTAATTATGACATATCTGGACTGCCGATAGACAAAGTTTATGATATGTCAGAGCATTAAAAATCGGTGGTACACGGCCATACAATGGCCATTGACGATACCGGGCCATGGATATTAACACAAAATTATCGGGCCATGGCGGGCCATTACATGCACCCACAAACGGTTTTAACGGCACCATGACACCCCAAAACGGAATGATTCATGTTACAATGTAACACGGAACCTACAAAATCATACATAAAAACGGCAGGTTCCGTGTTAAAATATAACATGAATGTTTTGTAGCAAATCAACAAATTAACCGACGGGAGAATTGACAATGACAGACGCTGAATTAATTGAACAATGGAGAGATGGAGAAAAACGTCAACGGGAACTGTGGTTGGAGATACTCAATCGTCGATTGTACTTCCAAGCCCAGGGTATTGATGAGACGAAGCGAGATAACGCCTGGAGAAACCCCCCCTCTGCAACGAAGGAAAGCCAGATGGCATTTTTCTCTGGCGTCGTTCATTCTCCTCGTGGTGTCGCCAGGGGATATCGGTATAATAAACGCTGGCATACAATAACAGAGAGTGAACTGGCGGAATTTGAATAACAATGAAGGAAAATCATAAACCAAAAGGAGAAATGACAATGGAAACGAAATTTGTAGACACAAAGAATCTCTGGCTCGGGACAGGTACACTGAAGGATATGGACGACCCGAGAGCAGCCAGTGTTTTCACGTTCGACTGTGGAGATGTTGCCTACAGAGCAAATGACCTCAATGAGGTTGCTCAACTGTGGGCAGCCAATGGCTGTAAAAAGCTGATTGCCATCAATCGCTGTGGATAAAACAGCACGAGAAAAAAGCAGACCATTTTCTCACATTGTATTGTGGTGAGAGGAAGAGAGGATGGTCTGCTTTTTATTTTGCTGGTTTGCGCTGACGGCATGATATGAAAATATCAAATTAAATGATGATGATGATGAAAACTCCAGGGTGCCCCGGGTTTTTTGATATTCCGGCATGATACCTATAAGATAGAGATAGTGAAAAGGAGAAAGATAGTAAGATAATAAGGTAGTAAAATAGTAGTTGTAGGTGGTTGTAGTGTTTAGTATTAAAAAAAATATAAAAGAAAAGAATAAACCAAAAAACCACCTACTTTCATTGTTTTACTGCTTTCACACCTTTCCTATTCTTCTCTTGTAGGTCTCATGTTACGGGAAATGTTGGGGGATGGAAAATGGGGGGATGTAAAATTTTCATCATCATCATCAGTCTGACAGCCATAGATTAATATTTCATAGCTGCAAAAATAATGATTGACAAACATTTTATGCCATGATATGATAACACATAAATCGGAAAATATCAAACGGAAAAATAATGGAATATACACTGATTAAAAAAATGAGGCTGGAGGGAAAAACCCTGCAGGAAATTGCCCAGCATTTTGGAAAGTCTATCACCTGGGTTTATACGAGAGTGAATCCTAAATATGCTGTTAAACGGCGTAATGTTACATCGTCTGATGATACTATGTTAATAGATGAACCAGCGAATAAATATGAGCAGATGCGTAAACACGGACTCACAATGCAGAATATTGCAACACTAAATGGAGTTAGTCTAACTACTGTTTATAAAGTATTGAGGAATAATAAGCAAAAATGTAGCAGAGAAAGAATATTCCGGGATTCAGTTGTTATACCCTATCTGCAAAATATACTTAACCACATTCAGGTGGTAAAGGAATTTACTATATCGTTTCAGAGAGCTGATATTGTGTCTACAACACCAGACGGAAAAATGTGCATTACAGAAGTTAAACGTACTATATCAGCTCATGCCATTCAAACGAGTATTGGACAACTGATCATACACCAACTGGAATATCCAGATGCAATGCTGCAAATTGCCTTACCTGATAGAATAATAATGCCAGATACATTGAAAGCACATCTTGAGAAATATAACATATTCACTATTCTTATTAACGATACAACGGAGGAATAACAAATGCCTTATTTATCTGCAAGTAAATTAGAAGAGAGAGTGAGAGAAGCTGGCCTTCAGCCTCTCTCTGATCTGTTACATCAGGTTGTTATTGGAGATACAGTCTGGGCTGGGCCTTCTGAGATAGCAGTTGTGCCAGAGGGCCGGGAGCAGATTCGCAATCTCATCTATGGGCTGCTGCATCACGTTGGCCTGAAAGAACATTTTCAGGTAACAGCACCGCAACCGGATAAACTGGTTGTGGATAAGAAAAAGAGCAAGAAGCATACCGCCACTGTCATTAACACGTATGCTGGTCGTGCTGAAGCAGTTGAGGCTGAGAATGTCGATCTTGGTGGCCTTTTCTCTGAAACAGATTCACTGCTGGTTTCTTCTGGCTCTGCTGAAGAGGAAAACTAAAATGTCCTATCTCACTGGCTCTCGGCTGGAACAGAAGATAAAGGAGTATGGCCTAACTGAGTTAGATAAATACTTGGCCAGTTTATTGAATACCAAAATTTGTGATTGGGCTGGCGAATGTGTAATATCATGTTCTGCAGAGCACCTTGAACGCATTAGGATAGTGTTGTATTCTATGGTACATAAAAATAGGTTGAAAAAGTTTCTTTCTGTTAAAATGTTACCATTCAGAAAGGTTTGTATTGTAGATCTTAAAACCAAATATAAGATAGCATGTAAAGTAAATATACCATCGTCCTCGGCAAAAGGAGAATAAACAATGCACCCCTGTATATACTGCCGCCATTCCACATGGACTCATGTCCCATCATGCCCTGGTATTGACCAGCCGGTCTTCTCATCATGTTCCCTAGCTTTATCACCGCCAGATTCTACGCCATCTACTAACAAATGCCCAGAACTGGCTGAATTTTCCACCAGTGTCAAACGCATCATCGACGAGTCGTTCAAACGGTGTAGTGGAACTGGCTTTCCGCCGCCTGTTTCTGTTGTTTAATCTTGCTGTTGTATGAAAAAGAAAGGGGGGGGGGAAATAAAATGAAAGACAGAGGCTATATTATCCGTAACGAGACAACAGGTGGCTATATCATATGCATACCAAAGAACATGAGAGACCCATATCCGTTACGTTATAATAATACAGGAAGCAAAACTCACAACTACGCTCCGGTCCCTGATTCATCTGATGCAATACAAGGGTTAGAGTATATAAGAGAAGCTAATGCAGAGAAAAAAGACGCCACAACCTATTCACCAGAGATGGAACGGCAACTGGCCTATGAGCGTCTCTTGGATATAGTGGAAGGAGGGCAAAAATGAGTATATTCGGTTGGTCCTACCCCCCAGGCTGTCACTCAGTTCCAGGAGACGAGGCAGACCCACCATGTGAAGTTTGCGGTATGTTTCCTGAGGACTGCATTTGTCCAGAGTGTCCACGTTGTGAAGAAATTGGCTCGCTTGGATGTTATCAAGAAGTAGATCTTGGTGTCTGTGGAGAGTTGTTCGGGAAAAAGACTCTGGCGCAAGAACTGGCATACGCACAATTTCTTGCTCGTGACGCATACCAACAGTGGCAAGATGCTGAATCATATGTTGACTATCTTAAATCTCTCACTGCAGAACAAGAGGAGAATGAAAAATGAGCTATACCGTCATCAACAGCCCTTCTCTTTCATCATACACTGGCACCGTCTATCTCGAGGGGCCTCACTTTCCTCTCCCTCATAGATGGTACGCCACTGGCGTTATGAAGGATGGTGTTCTGGTTTCGGTTAAATAACTCTATCAACAAGAAAAGGAGACATGACAATGGGGAAAACTACAAAAACATTTATCACGACTGATGACACCAGCCAGACTTACGAAATGGATGGCGTCTATCGCCCTGAAACACAATTATGGCTGGCAGAGGTAAAGATTGTCGCCATTGACAGCAGTGGTTGCCAGAGTAGAAGTATGAGTTTCCCAAAAGAATTCTACGTTGAACGCTCTACCATCGAGAAATTAGGGCTGGTGCCGTACAAACACAGCGACGAACCAGCCACGAAAGAAGAAAAGCAAGACAACGTGAAAGAGGCACTGGAAAAACTCTTGTCACTCGTTGGAGTATATCCAGAGGAGTAATGGTAACTTGTAATTGTCTATAACATATTCATGTTATATTTTAACATGGGTCCTATAACACAAAAAATAAAACAGCAAGGAGATAAAATCAATGGCAACCTGTGCAAGTTGTAAACACCATGAAAAACTGTCAAAGGGAACCGGGCTGGTAGTCCTGTGCCGGAAACACGGTACGGCAGAGTGCCTCATCGACTACAACAAACAGGGCGTGATGGTGCCACTGTCAGCACCGGCAAACTGCTTCCAGTTGATACAGAAACAGAGGGTAAAATCATGAAATGCAGAAACTGTGAGTGGAAAGGAAAGACAGCGGAGAGAACCAGAAGTGGCTTCAGACTGTTCTCCGTTGATATCTGCCGTCATAAAAACGGCTGCCAACGGGAGATATTAAATCCATCTCCAGTTTGGTGCCCACTGGTATTCAAAGACAATAAAACCACAACAGGAGAAACACGACAATGAAACGCTTCATCATCCGCATACTGTTAGACAACGGCCATTACTAAATGATTCCACAGTTTCCTTGTGGCGGCGGCCCGGCGGTAACTGGGACTAAGACGTAGAATGGTAGCCATCTACAGCATTGATAAAATGTGGAGCGAGAGACACTCGGCGGGCCTGAAATACGGCAAAAAGCCTACTCCTTAAACTAAGAGTCCATTCTCTCATGCAATGTCGCAATGATGGCAAGCCGGTAAGGGTTGCATCACTTCCCCCCCTAATCCGGCCCGCCACAAGGGATTCACTTTAACAACGGAGGTTACAATGCAGAAAGAAAGGAAATACCGGCCTTTTATGGTGATGTCTCCAGAAGAGATGATCGAGGGGCAGGAATACGAAATGGTTTACGAGACTCGCCCTGGCCTTAATGGTTGGATTGACAAATTTCGCCTCTTAAAACGTGAAACCTTAAAGGAGGCGCATAATGACTGCACCTTCCCAGCTGAGAGATGGATGCTAATCAAGATCATTGACAGCGACTATGAGTGGCATAAATATGATAACTACTCCTATGCTGATGCAGGATTAATTCCTTATGAAAATGGTTACTGGAATAAGTTTAACTATATCCGGTACATCTTTAACCCTGGCGATATTTATCGTAGGGGTATAAAAACCCTATTTGAGGAGAATTCATTTTAACCGTCTGTAGCGCAGTCAGGTAGCGCATCGGTTTTGGGGACCGAGGGTCGGAGGTTCAAATCCTCCCAGACGGACCATTTACTTTAACGATTTGCGCTGCGGACAGGCTGAATATCCAGCGGGTTGGGCGATTAAGTATCCTGGTATTGAGAGCCCGGCTTGCCCAAAGCGCAAAACGCTTTGCCCCCGGATCGGCCGAGGCCGGGATGGGTTACGCCCGAGCACGGCACCGGGGCCGGGGCGACTTTAGGAGGAATAATAAATTGAAACATCTATTTTGGGAATCCAAACATTGGTCAAATTTAGTTGGAGATGATTTTGTCCAACACTGCGAAGTAAGGGAATATTGGGCCGAGGAAGCGTGCAGTAGTTATGATTCTCACCACATAGATTGCCCATGTGGTAGGGGTCAGGCAATGCCTCCTTTAGAAGAATAACCTAACCCCCCATCCGGCCAGCCGCACAGCCAGCTGGGATTGATTAACTACAACCAGGGGAGTCTTTCGACTCCCTTATGGAGGGAAGAAAAATGAACATCAATGAACTTACTATCGGCCAAGCGAAAGAATTAGCTGGGATGTTCCCAAAATCCCAAGATCATCCGTGGATGATCGGGAAAGCATATCTTATCCGCACCGTGACCATGATTCAAACCGGGCGGCTCGTGGCGGTCACTCCACAGGAGTTAGTTTTGGAAGATGCTGCCTGGATTGCTGATACTGGCAGATTTGCCAATGTCCTCAAGACCGGCAAATTTAATGAAGTCGAGCCATTCCCGGACGGCCCCGTGATCATTGGTCGCGGGGCCGTTATTGATGCAGTCCAAATCACCGTCACCCCCCGAGAGCAGAAATGAACGCTGCTATTTTAAAAACTGGCTTTGATAGGTCTAGGTCAAGATCATGGTCATGGTCAGAGTCAGGGTTAAAGTCGGGGTCATGGTCATGGTCGTGGTCGGAGTCATAATTAATACCACAACCGGGGCCGAACCGACTAGGCAAAGACGGAGAGGCCCCAAAGGAGGAAACAAAATGGCAAAGTTTAAAGTTGGAGACAGGGTTGTTTTCAAAGATGGCACACTATCAAATGAGTCTCATCGGAGGCAAGCAAACGGAATAGGCAAAATTACCGCAACAGATGTATATACTGACCTCGACGTTCGAGTTGAGTGGGAGAATGGCCACAAAAATATCTATACCAGTAGGGACCTTGTCCACTACCGGGAGAAACCAAAAGACACCGATCCCGTAACATTCACCGCTGGCGAACTCCGCCAGATGGCCGATGACTGCCCGGAACTTCGCCGGATGATTGAGAAGTATAAGCCGGAAGTGTTTGAAAGAAACTACGAGTTTAGAAGCGTCTGGATAGGGAAGTATTCAGAAGATCCATATATTGTTGTCGCTGATAATATTGTTGTCGCTGACAATAAAGTGGTCTGTTTTCCAGACTCTTG